AACAACATGAAGAAGAACTCTATCGCTCTCATGCTCTTTACTCTCGTGTGTGCTCTGTGCTCCTTTGCGGGTGCAGACACGCTTACCGCCTGCGGCGTTCCGCAGATTGTCGCCGAAGTTTTCGGCTCTGACGGTGGCGTTCTTGCCGCTGGCTTGCTCCTCCCGATTGGCGTGCAGCAGACCGACCTTGTGGCCGCCTACAAGAACGACAAGATGATTGCCGACCAGGTGATGCCTGTCAAGGTGCTCGACGGCCCGGAACTTGCGTTCAAGTACTACGAGCGAACCAAGGGCGATTCGTTTGCCGCCCCGGATACCAAGGTTGGTCGCACTTCTGAACCGAATATCATCCACCTTTCGGGAACGGAAAAAGCCGCAGTTGCCGAAGCCCAGGGTTTGCAGATTATCGTGCCTAAGGAAGATATTGACCAGATCAAGAACAAGGAACGCTATGTGAATACGAGCCTTGAATACTTGATGAAACAGGTGTATCTCGGTCGTGAAATGCGCGTTGCGGGCTTTGTGCAGGACACTTCGAACTATGGCGATGGCCTTACTCACACTTACGAAAACGCCCAGGGTATCGGAGCGGACGGCTTCAACATCGTGGAAACGATTCTCGAATACCTTGAAAAGCCGCTCGCCCGTCCGAACGTGATTGGCATGAACTCTGTCGTGTGGGCGAAACTCCGCACTGACCCGAACGTGCTCCGTTCTGTCTATCCGAACTCCAACGGTGCAGGCGTTGCAAGCCGCGAACAGATCAAGGCTTTGTTTGAAGTCGATGAAATCCTCATCGGTGAATCCCGCGTGAACACCACCAAGAACGCCAAGAATCCGCAGCTTACTCGTTGCTGGGGTGATAACATCTGGGCCCACTACTCCGAACCGCTTTCCACGCTCAAGGAAGGCATTGCTTGGGGTATGACTGCACAGATTGGCGACCGCTATGCCACCATCATCGAAGATGAAAAGATTGGCCTCAAGGGTGCCGAAATCATCAAGGCCGGCTTCTACCAGAAGGAAGTCGTGGTCGGCAAGGATGCGGGCTTCCTCTTGAAGAACATCGTCAAGAAGACTGCTTAAGGTAACGCATGAACTACTGCACTTACGAGGACATTCAGGGGCACATCCCCGAAGCGCGTCTGGTCGAGGTCACCGATGACCTTGCACCGAACGCCACCGGAGAGGTCAAGGTCGCCATCGTTGAAAAGGCCATCAAGGAAAGTTCAACGCTTATCGACTCTTACGTGAGAAAACGTTTCCCGCGTCCGTTCCAGAGTGTCCCGGAAGTGTTGCGCATGGTCTGCGTTGACCTGAGCATATACAACCTGTACGAACGCGTGACGGAGCTGAACATCACTGACGGTATGAAGCTCCGCTACGACAACGCCATCAAGCTGCTAATCCGCATTGCCGATGGCCAACAGGACATCGGGGTTGCTCCTGATGAACCTGTTACTGAAACGGGCTTTTCCGTTGCCTCCAAGGTCGATGGTGGGCCCGCCATGTTTTCGCTTAGCTCCATGAGGTTCTGATGCCTGTAGCCGTGACGAATGACTACGTGATTGAAAAGGCAATCAAGGACCTTTTACGTGACAACAACACGCCTATGAACTTCAAGGCTATTGACGTGTCGCATAACATTTCAGCCCTTTCCCGCCCGGGCCTTGCGTGCGCAGTTGTTTCGGGCGATTATACCGCGATAGACAATAGCGGTGAAGTTGACGAAAAGGCAAAGATTGTCGTTTCGCTCGTGTTCAAGAATGTCGCGAACGAAGAAGAACGCCGAAAGCTGGCACACCCGGCTGTTCGCTACGTCATCGGCAAGCTCCACAAGAACGATTTGGGGCTTGATATGGAACCTTTGACTGTAGGCAATTGGCGTGAAGTGACCACCGCAGAGCACGTGGCTGTAGCCTGCATGGTGATCGAGATTGAGTTTACAACGCAGTTCACGGTCGTGCCCGAAGCAGCCGAAGAAAACTACAGGGAACTGCTTTCCATCTGCTCTACATTCAAGAGTGAAACGCCTGATAACGAGACTCTTGCCGAGAGCGAAGTGATTTTCAACGAGGTAAACAATGAACCTGAGCAATAACATTCCGGAAACCAAGATTCCTGGTTCCTATACGGAATTCAACTACTATGCGGGCCCGAACGGTCTTCCCGCCAACATTCAGAAGGTGCTCCTTATTGGCGACAAGTCATCTGCGGGCAGCATTGCGGCATACAGGCCGACGGAAGTTGCTACCGAGCAGGATGCAATAGCCCTCGCGGGTGCGGGATCCGTGCTCATGCAGATGTACAAGGCTGCTAAGAAGGCTTGGAAGTATGCACAGATTTCGTTCCTGTGCTACAATGTGGCTGGCGGTTCTGCTGCCACTTGGGCGTTCACGCTTACTGGAAATGCAACTGCTGCAGGTCAGGTGGGCGTCGAATGCAACGGCGTTCAGATCGTGTCCGGCGTCGCAAAGACTGATGCGGCAGCCGATATCGCCACGGCTCTCGCAGCTGAAATCAACAACACCCCAGACGCTCCATTTACCGCTGAAGCCTCTTCCGGAACAATCACCCTTACTGCAAAGTGCAAGGGTGCGTATGTTTCCACGGCTGCGGGTGGCCTCAACGTGAGTGGGTTCAGTACGGCAACAGGCGTGACTGCCGGTTCTACCACCGCTACGGCTGGCGTAGGGACTGTGAACCTCCAAACCGCTCTTGCATTCGTATTTGCGGAACGCTATCATATCATCGTAAGTCCGGTGAATGACAGAACGAACCTCGGATATCTCAAGGTACATCTTGAAGCTGCTGCCGCACCGCTCGAACAGCGTGGTCAGCGTGCCATCTGCGGCATGGTGGCTACTCCGACTATGGATGGAACTACTCTTGTTTCTGGGGCTGCAACCAATGCCGCAAACGAAGGTAAGTACCATAACTATGAACGCATCCACATCGCGGCAGTAAAAAACAAGCTCAACGCTACCGCATGGGAAATCGCCGCGGGTGTCGGTGCAATCTTTGCAAGCAATTCAAAGCCGAATGTTCCGATGAACGGTGATGCCATTCCAGGGCTTGCAATCCCTGATATTGAAGATAAGTGGAGCGGCGAAGAGCAGGATGTACTTCTTTATGGCGGCGTGATTCCGCTTGTCGAAGAAGATGGCCAGCTCTGCATCGTGCGTGCCGTTACCACGCGCACCAAGAATAGCGGTGCTGAATGGAACAAGCTCAACGATACCGGGGTCATCGCTTCGCTTGACTACTTCCGCGACTGCATCCTTGCGATGCATAAATCCAAGTACAAAAACAAGGTCATCCACGCATTCCTCGCGGATGCTTTGAACGAAGATAACAAGGCAGTCGCTTCCGACCTCGAAGATGAACAGATTCTGCGTTACATTGACGATTACGCAGACCAGTTCATCACGCAGGAATCTAAGAATGTTCCGGGTCGTATGCTTTGCCAAATCCCTGCACCTGTTGTGCCTGGACTCAACCAGATCTACAACACTATCGACCTTTACTTGTAAGGAGATGAATCATGAGAATTTCTTCGCTCTCTCTCATCCTTGACGGTGAACAGATTACCGATTTTTCCAAGTTCAAGGAAAACGAAGTCGAAGTCGCCCAGACTGTTGACCATTTCTATGGCCAAGATACGGTCGATGTTCCCCCGGCATACGGTTTTGAACTTGCTTACCTTCCGAAGTCGGGTGCTGAACGCGACTGGCTCAAGGAAAGGGGCAAGGTCATGACGCTTGTCGTCAACTATGTGGGCGGCAACAAGGTGACTTACACGGGTGTCAAGTTGCTCAAGTTTACGCCGAACGAACTTGACGGCAAAACGGCCAAGGAATCCCAGCTTGTCTTTTCCGCAGCTGATAGGAAGTAGCCATGAGCGGACTTTCTGATAAAATCCGAGATGCCCACGAAGCTGCTGAAAAGGTCGATGTCGCGGAATCTGCGATTATCGACCAGATCAAGGCCTCGCACGATGTTTTCAAGGATATCGAATGGCCCGGTGTTCCGGGCGTGACTGTGCGCATGAGGCTCTTGACGGTTTCCGAAGCCCGCAAAGCGAAAGTCGATAACCAGCAAGAGTTCAAGCGTGACGGCATTGAAATCGGTGCGCAGAACTTTGCGGATTACCGCGAACAGGAAGCGGTACACGGTATGTGGCGGGCTTTTTCCGACCCTGAAACGGGAAAGCCAATTTTCCGCAGTGCCGAGCACATGCGAACCTTGTGCACCAATGATGAACTGAAAGCCTTGTGCGATGCTTACAATGCCTTCTCCGATGAAAATGACCCGAACTTGGAAAAGCTCACGGACGAAGAATTTGAACAGCTCAAGGAAACTCTCAAAAAAAAACCGGACCAGATTCGCTCGAAAGTCTTAAGCTTGCCTGTAGCTTGGAAGCTTCTGCGTATTTTGGTTGCCCCGCAAGAGAACTAAACGACGCCCAATGGCTCCTCATCTTCGCGATGAAGGGCTATTTGGTTGACAACGATAAAGGATGGCAGAGCATTGGCTGATAATAGCGTTACATTGCGGATTGGCGCAGACCCGACTAAGCTTCAAAACGGCTTGAAACAATCTTCTGCCGCCATTGACAGCTTTGGATCCAAGGCTCGCGCCAGCATCGCCCGTGTAGGAAGTTCCATCAAGGGACTTGCCGACCGTATGGTTACGCCATTCAATTCGTTGGTTCTTGGCGGTGGTCTTGGCATTGCCATCAAGAATGTGGCCGACCTCTCCGAGTCGCTCATGTATTATGGCATGGCCGCAAAGAAAAGCGACGCGGACACGAAGGTGTTCCGCGATTCGCTGCATTCCATGGCTGTGCAGACTGGCGTTGATGCAAATACCATTTTAAGCGGCATCTCGAAAATTGGCGAAGTCACGGGCGATTTTGATTTCTCTGAACAGATGGGCGAAACGCTTGCGAAGGCCGCCAAGGCTTCCGGGGCTAGCGTCGATGAGCTTGCCGCCGTCGCGGCTTCGATGAAAACGTCAATGGGTTGGGGGGCGGAACAAATTGCAAGTTCGTTCAACTCCCTCATCATTCAGGGCGACCAAGGCTCATACACTCTGCAAAAGTTCGCTGCCGAAGGCAAGGCTTTGCTTGCGGCGGCTTCGTCGTTTGGCATCAAGTCGCAAGACCAGTTCGCGAATTTCGGGGCTTACTTGCAGGTGATGAACACTTCCATCAAAAGCGAAGCTGAACTCACCACATCTGTTTCGTCTTTGTTCAATGAGCTTATCGGCAAGGCGAAAGACCTCAAAAAGATTGGAGTGCGTGTATTCGATAAAGACGGGAATCTAAACGATTTCGACGACATCATGCGCCAGTTGATGGAGAAGACTGACGGCAACATCAAGAAGATTTCGCCGTTGTTCGGGGCATCGGCTTTGAAGGCTCTCACCCCTGTAATGGCCGAATACAAAAACGGGTGGCAAACTCTTGACGCTATTACCAAGAGCGGTCAAGAGGGCATGAATAATACTGGGGAACTTGACAAGCGTTTTCAAAAAACGTCTGACGATTTCAACACGAACGTGAACAAGATGAAGGCCGTCGCTTTAAAGTTTGCAGACACGAACCTCGCAGGGCCTGTAGATCAGCTTTCAGAAGCTCTTAAATACCTTGGAGAACATCAAGGTCTTGTGTCGGCTGGATTCAAGGCCATGGCTGTTGCTGCTGGAGCTCTCGTAGCGGTCAAGGTCGGCGAGTTTGCCAAATCTTTTGGCGGCCTTGTCGGAGACTTGAAGGGTTTCTGGTCCAGGAAAAACGGCAACGCGACCGCTGATACTATTGAAGCGGCTGCGGGCGGTGTCCAGAAAGTATTCGTCGTCAACATGGGCGGAGGCATGGGTAGTGCAAACTACATGGACGATGACGACCTTCCGGTTACCACCCAGAAGACGGCAATCGCGATGGAAACGACCACGAAGGAAATGGGGCGATTTCGTCAAGGCCTTTCCAACGCCCGTGCAGGTCTGAACCGACTTGGAAGTTCGCCTCTGGCAATGTCTGTTATGGGGGCTGCAACATCCTGGGCAATGGGTCAAATTTACAACTTCGGTCAAGCCTTCATTGAATGGCGACAAGTTGTCGCTAATTCTCGCGAAATCGCTGCCAATACCATTGACACGAACGCCAAGAGCTTTGAAGCAAAATACGGCAAGAACGTCCATGCCCAACGCCATGACAAGACGTTGCTTGCAATTCAAGAAGAAGAAACAAGCTTGTTCCCATCGCAAAAGAAGCTCGACAAGCTTTATGAAACTCTGAAAATCCAGCGTGAGCTGATGTCGCAAGATATCAAAAGCGGAGCGCAAAAGGTCTCTGCTGATGAATACATGAAGAACCTTACCGTCGCCCCGAATATCGTCATCAACCTTGATTCCGCCAACAACCGCTACACCGCCGAAAGCGATGGCGGCAAACCTGCAAACATCAGGGTGAAGAATACACCAGGGATGGGTAGATAAATGGCCGAAGAAGCTAGAGAATGCACGCTGGGCCCATGGAACTTGAAGCTCGTATCCATTGGTGACGAAATATCCCATGCCATTGCCGAAACGCAATATCCGTACAAGAATGGTGCGGACCTCGAAGACATGGGTGTAAACCCAGAAGTGTTGCGCTTTTCATGCGTCCTCACGAACCAAGATTACGACGACAACTACCAGGCACTCCGCAATTGGTTCCTCTCTATTTTCGCTGAGCCTATAGAGCTTTGCCATCCGAAGCATGGTGTCCTGAAAGGCTATCCCAAGAACGTCTCGATGAGCGAGGACCGCCGCAAAAGTTTCGCTCAATTCGACTTTGATTTTGAAATCGCCGGAATCCAGCCCGACATCCAGGATTTTACAGACCCGGCAGAAGTTTGCGAGGAAGAGGCTAAGGAAGTCAACGCCGAAGTTCAGAAGGCCATTGCCGAGGAAATGCAGAGCGTGGGCGTTCCTGATGTTCCTGGTGATGACTGGTCTCTGCTAGATTACTGGGGTGCTATAGGCGACGGTGCTCGTGCATTCGCTTCGCGTGTCTCTAGTGCCATGGGCAAGATTCAGGGCGTGATCGCCACAGTCCGTGCCCCGTTGGATGCCTTGAACTCGACAATCGACTACATGGGCACTCTTTCGGGAACTTTGACTGAAAGCTTGCAGAAGTTCTGCGACTCGCTTACATCTCTTGGCCGAAAGGCTGGTTCTTCGTCTGCAATATCCGTCATGGAAAGCAGCTTTACTGAACAGCTGGCATCGTTCAGCGACTCCCCGGCTTTATATGCAGCTTTCGCGACTCTTGCCGCCGCTACTCTTGCAAACGAGACCGCAAAGCAAATCAGCGATGACGAAGCAAAGATGGGTGAATCCATCGCTTCAGAAAACGTCGTGTCCGATGATGCTCTTGGAAGGCCTATTGCCGAATCCGTAGAACCGTTCATCATGACTCCAGAGACTCTTGAAAATTCTTTGGCGACCGTTCGCGAGTTCATCAACAAGGTGTTGCCCGTGGCAGTTTCGCCGGAACGCCTCAAGAAAATGGCCGCGACTCTTTCCGCGTCAGTGCTTAAAATCAAGATGGAGTACATGACGACCAAGACTGTCAACGTGCCGTATGAAACTCCATTGCACAAGGTGCTGTTGGACAACGGGCTCAAATACAAGGCCGCAGACAGAATCTGTGCCCTGAACGGCGTGAAAAATCCGACATTCATGAACGGCGAGGTGCTTGTCTATGAAAGATGAAGTCATTGTAGCCGTGAAGAGTGCCAGGATGGACCGTTTCGTAAATTTCACGATAACGTCTGACCTGTTCGCTCCCGAAGGGAACTTTTCATTTGAAGCCGACCCAAGATACGATGTTTCCGTGGGAGACTTATGCTCCATTTTCGTCAACCGCAAGATTGTGCTTGCGGGCATCGTTGACACAGTCAAGCGTTCACTGTCCAAGCAAGGCCCGTCGCTTTCGTTCGAGGGGCGTTCTGTCGCGAGCATCCTTACGGATTCTTGCGTCACGAAATTTTCGACGCTGCCGACCAAGATTGACGCACTGGCGGAGCGTCTTGTGCGTCCGCTCCCGTTCATCGGCAAAAAGGATTTCGTCTATAACGGGGCAAAAAAGGAATCCGTCAGCCGTAAGTTTGTAGAAATTTCTCCGGGCGATACTGTGTTCGAGGTTATCAAGCGTGCAGCCAATTCGCAGGGCTATCTGTTCTGGGCGTCACCTGACGGAAAGTTCGTTTTTGACAAGCCCCTTGTGCGTGGCAAGGCTGACTACAAGATCCATGCGCTAGAAGACGGCTCGGAGATGGATTACATCGAGGGTTCTGTCGAACGCACCATCAACGGAGTCCATAGCGAAGTGAAAGTCGTTGGCGAAAGCCAAGATGGCGACGACATCAAGTACGTGATGGCCACGGCGAAGAATGGCGACATACCGTTTGCAAAGCCTCTGGTCGTGAACTGGAACGAAAACGACGGTCCGGCAAAGCGTACCGCCGAGCTTCAGGTCGCTGTAGAAAAGGCCAGTTCAACAAGGCTTGAATACACTCTTAAGGGTTTTTCACAGAATGGGAAAGTCTGGCAAATCAACAAGTTTGTCGATGTCCGTGATGATTACAACGGAGTTGAAGATGCGTATCTCGTCAAGTCGGTAACGTTTACGCTGGACCGTCAAAGTGGCATGAGGACAAAGCTGGAACTCCAGCCGGGAGGTTCGCTATGATGAAGTTTTTCACCAGCATCGTGACGAGCTGCAAGGACATTGCAGGGAAGCTCCGCCGCGTGAACGCCTTCGCTAATGGCATCGACGTAGAGAATCGCCAGCTGATGCAGCAGTTCGGCTTTGTTTCCGTGCCGAAACAAGGCTCAAGGATTCTTTTCTTGCAGTTCGGCAACGTCACTATAGGTGTCGCCTCTGACGGCTCTGAACGCCCGGATGTCAAGGAAGGCGAAGTCGCGGTTTACGTGGACAAAGACAACTACATTTTGCTGAAACAAAACGGTTCTATCGAAATCAAGGCCCCGAAGGGTGTCGATATTGACGGTGATTTGCGTGTGACAAAGGATATCTGGGACAATACGAGCAATCCTGCCGATGTCGGTTCTGTAAACAACATGAGGCAAATCTTGAAACAGCAGGTGCATGGAACGGCTGTCGGTCCGTCTTCTCCTGGCACCCCTCCGATTATTCCGAACCCACCTCCGGCGGTATAGCATGAACAAAGAGACGTTATTAGAAGAAATCCATATGTCACTCACCGTGGCGAAGGGCAGCTTTTTCAAGAGACCTGAATTTGGCCACCGTTTCAAGGAACTCCGAAACGTTCCTGCATCAGAGACGACCCGAAAGAAATGCGAGGCGTATGCCATCGAAGCATTGCAGTGGCTTGTGGAATATAAGCACTTGAGGTCGGTAAAGGCAAACGCGACGGTTGTCAGTGACGATAAAATTTTGCTTCAGGTGGAATGCGATGCCTATGTCGGCGAAACGATAACATTCAAACGCTTTGTAGAGGTTGGCTATGGCCATTAGTGTCGATACGATTTTGCAGAGGATGATTACCGATGCGGAGAATTTGGACCCGTCCTTGATTGGAACGATTACGCAGGGAACTGAAACCTATATCCGTTTCGCCACGGCGGCTTCGGCAATCTGGGGTGCTTACAAGCAGCTCGACTGGACCGTTGACCAGATTTTCCCATCCACGATGTCGAAGGAATCTCTCGAAAAGTTCGCCACGGAACGTGGCAAAGACCCTGATGGCCTCACGGGGGCGGAACTTCTTTCGTTCGTCCTTTCTTACCTGAGGAAGCCGCCTTCCGGCGGCAAGACATCTGATTACGAACGGTGGGCTCTTGAAACTGTGAGTGCAGGGTCAGTCGTGCCGATTACGCCGTCAATGGTGTCTGGAGTAGCCCTTCAAGTCGATGCGGATGCCTTCTGCAACCCGAAGGACAAGGAATCCGTCGCTTTTTCTGCAAATTCGGCAAGCAACTCCAAATACGTCAAGGTCGATTTTGGCGAACCCAAGAGAATTTCAGGTGTCGGGCTTGGATTCACGACAAGTCGCGGCGCAAGGATACGCGTCTTGTCATCCGCCGATGACAACGTTTATGCTGTTCAAGGAACTTTCGATGCTTCCGGGTGGTCCGTTTTAAATTTTTCAGGGGCTGAGACTTTCAGGTACTGGTCGTTTAGTATAGAAACCATCGACCCGCTTGAAAGCTGGCAGACTCCGTCTCTCCATGACGTGAAGTGCTTCGGCGCGGAGTTCTACACGGACGACGAAACACAGGAAAGGGCCACGTTCGCGAAGGCCGTCAAGAACGCTTACGGCGTGGGCACTGTAGGCATACTTCTTGCACCGGTGACGCTCTCGATGAAAATGCTCGAAGCGGTACGCAAGCATTGCGAGGATGAAGGCCCCGTCGCCCCGAAGGAAATCTTCGTGTCCGTGCAGCGAGAAACGCCCGTCAACGTGAAAGTGGTATTGACTTTGTCCGGTGCGTTCAACAACGAGACCTTCCAATCCGACGTGGAAAAGTATTTTGCCGAACTCAAGGCGGGCGACATGATAGTGACCGCGCAGTTTGTCGTGTTCGCCATCAAGAACGGAGCCACGAACGCGACCGTGCTGACATCCGTCAACGGTGCCGCCTACACGGATGCTGCGACGATTGAAGCAAGTGCAGACCAGAAGTTTACTCTTGGAACATTGAGCGTGGAATAGCATGAGCGAGATACCTTTCGATTCTAGGCATTACAAGGCTTTATCCAAGCTGAAACCGCTCCCGATGGACGCGGAGGATTACGCCATTTGCAAGGAACTTGACAGGCTTGTAGATGCTGCCGACCAGGCTCACCGGGAATCATTCGCCAGCACATGCACCCTTGCGGGCACGCTTGAACGCTGGGAATATGCCTACGGTCTTTCGGGAACGGGAACCGAGGAAGAACGCAGACAGGAGCTAATGGCGGCCATAAACAGGCAATGGGGTATTGCCGCCAAGCATTACAGGGCGATTGCCGAACAGATGGGCTTTACGGTCGTTGTCGGCAAGCCGCACAAGCTTTTCAGGGCGGGGTTGTCGCGTGCCGGAGAGGCTTGCTATTCCGAAGATGAAGCCTATATATGGCCCGTATCCGTCGATTTGCCAAGAGCCGAATGCTACGCTCTTGTCAAGGCTTTTGAAGAACAGATAATTCCATTTACCGAAATAAGGTGGACTTTCAATGACTAGATTCGAGCAGCTTAAAAAGGACCTATTGCAGAACTTCAAGGACTTTCAGGACATCAAGCATCCTGGCGGTTCCGATGAAGCCAACGAAATCGTTGCCGATGGTCTTGCGAGAAGCATTGCCCAATGCATAGAAAACGGAATCGATTTCGAGTTCCAGGGAGAATCTTACTGTGCCGATATCAACGCGGCCACAAAACAGCCCGGATACATGTACACCGCTATTGACGCGGGAATCCTTGACGGGGAAGAACCTCTCCACGTCCAGGCAAATACGGTTGTCCTGTGGGATGGATCCAAGTTCAAGGTATTCCTTCGGCTTTTGCCAAACGATTACGGCAGGATCATCGAAGAATTTTTAAGGACGTTCAGGGTCGAACCGTATCTTTCGACGACATCGGTGAACCCTGTACAGAACAGGATCGTTACCAATGCATTGAATAACGAAAAAAACGAAAGAACTGCCGCGATTGCCAATGAAATAGCGGCAAGAGAGGAAGCCGACGCGGCTCTCCAGGAACAAATCGATGCTGTCGGTGACACATACGAAACCAAGGCCGACGCAAAGGCGAAGGCTAACGCCTGGGGCGTTGGCATGCGTTACCAGGCGACTAATACACTCAAGTTTTTCAGGCCGAACCTATAGGAGGTTGAACCATGGCTGATTACAATGTTTCGCAACTCGAAGATACCGAAGGCAATCTCGCTCTGATACTCGCCAAGCGGCTTGAATCCGCTATACAAATTGCCCTATCGGGCGACGTATCTGGTACGTCCGCCGCTACAGTGCTTGATGGGGACGTGGCGATTACCTTGACAATAGGGGCTAAAAAGGTCAAGAATACTCACATCGACGACGATGCCGTACGTGCAGAGCATGTGAAGGACGGCGAGAACCTCCCGGTGGATATTACGGGTAACGCGGCCACTGCCACCAAGGCTACGCAGGACGACGAAGGCAACGTCATCAAGAACACGTATCTTAAGATTGATGATGCGGCAGGCAATTCCGGTTATATCCCCAAGTCGCAGAAGGGTGCGGCAAATGGCGTGGCCACGCTTGATGGTGACGGCAAGGTTCCATCTTCGCAACTCCCTTCTTATGTCGATGACACTCTGGAAGGGTATCTCTACAACGGCAACTTCTACAGCGACTCTAGCCACACAATCCTCATTGCGGCAGAGACTGGCAAGATTTATGTCGATAAAAGTACGAACCGTTGTTACCGCTGGAGCGGCTCGCAATACACTGAAATATCGGCTTCGCTCGCCTTAGGCGAAACCTCATCGACCGCCTATCGTGGCGACCGCGGAAAAACCGCATACGATCATTCTCAACGGACAGGCAATCCGCACAATACCTCCTTGAGCGACCTTGGCGTTACCGCTACCGCATCCGAATTGAACGTGCTTGATGGTGTCGTTGTCAACATCACTGAAATCAACCGACTTGACGGTGTTACTGGTAACATTCAGCAGCAGCTGGACGCCAAGGCTTTGCCTTCAGACATCGCCTCCGCTATTGCCACGGAAGTTTCCAACCGCAACAGCGCCATAGCCACTGCAATCCAAGCTCTTGATTCGAATAAAACTTCTACAGATGGGACTAACGTTCAAGTCAAGGTTACGCTTACTGACGGAAAAGTGACCGCCGTGAACATCATGACTGACAACACGGCCAGTGCGGGTGCGCTGAATAGCGAAATTTCCGCACGAACTCAAGCTGATACCGAACTTGGCAACCGTGCAACGGCACTCGAATCCGGCAAGGAAGATAAGAGCAACAAGGTCACCGCTTGGCAATCTACTCCGGACAATACGCACTATCCGAGCGAAAAGCTAGTCAAGGACACTATAGATGCGATCGAGTCCGGCTCTAGCCAGCAAATTGACGAGCATAAGCTAGACCACGACAACCCCCATGCCGTGAACAAAGTGCAGCTGTCCATCCCGAATCTCGGGAACTGCATCTACGACAGCAACACGCACACGCTCAAGATGCTCGATATGAGCTTCACCGCCAAGGGTACGCCCGTAGAAACTGACGACCCGCAAATCGGCGATGCACTCTACGTTGACGGCAGCGGCAACAAGCACTATTTGAAAGGCGGCGACATGCTAAAAGGAACGACAATTCCTTCCGGGTATCTGCCCGTGGGCGTTGTTATCCAACGTCGCAGTGACGACGTGCTTGTTCATTACTACAACTGCAACGAAACAAAAAGGTTTGCATCGGCATGGATGTGGGAGATCACCGGCATGACGCTTGATGGAGCGTCCCACTCCATCGTGTTCAGGCAGAGAAAAAACGAAACAGAATATGTCAACATTGGGACGTTTACATATACGGCGAGTACACTTGCGGATTTCTGTACTGCGCTTGACACTTGGCTTCGCAGTCATCCGGGTGGCACCGCCGCCGGGGCCGGTTGGAATTACGATTGGCACTGCGAATATATGGAAAATTATCTGGGGAACATGGCATGCATCGTAATAGCCGATGTCATGAGTGATTATCGACAAGCAAACAGCATTGTCGCTAGTGGTGCTACAGCAACTATGAACTACGCCTATGCACTTCCCTCAATAAGTGATTCGACCGGCTTCGAACGTGTGGGAGGTTCTCACGGAATAAGAGCCGGGGCAAATGCGAATAGGCTCATTGAATACTATACATCGAACCCCGGCACTACAGCTACGCTCACGTCTGATGTTACCCCGACTACGGCTAATGTCGTTGTCTCCAAGACTCAGTTTGAATCAGATAGCCATTGTGCTCCATTGCGAGCTGTTTATAAGACTTACGCCGAATACATCAAGAAATGCGTGATGCTCAAATGGCCTGCCCTGACATACGGCATGAAAACGGTATTTGGCAAACAGAAGGAATGGACTTACGCATTGTCCGGCAAGACGCATAAGAAGAAAGACGGAACAACATATACAACGTTCCCTGCGGCATCTTATGCAGGGAGTATCGCCTTCAATTCACCCGGTCTAGAAGCCGGATGTTGGCGGATGATGGGTATCGAAGATACTTTTGAAATGATCAGTAAAATGAATGCTGGATTGGCCGGTCATACGACTTACGCTGGCTACGATATCGTCAACAAGACGCTTAACGCCATGGGTGGTGCTATCGTGAGTCTTGGAGACCATCGCTGGCTCGCGGTTCGCTATAGCAACAGTAACGCGTGGATTTTCAGCTCCGCTGGGATTTTCTACAGCAACCACTTCATTAGCCTTCTGCGGGTTTCCGCAGTGGCGCTCTTAACTTTATAATTTTAACTTTGTGGCGGCTCTCCGTAGCCGCCA